CACGCGAGGGCTTTATTAAGCTAGGCAACCACGTCGCAACAGCTAACCCGCTTACTGTCGGCGCTGAGCGTATACGTAAAGTGGTAGGTTGGGGCGCTGAGATGTTTGGCGCAACGGAATTGCCCGATTGGAAGGTGGTTACATAATGGGTTCTCTGAGTGGTTTTGAAGATGTCAACGCTCGTTTTCGCGCAGCTATGCAAGATATTGGCGTGAGCCGCACACAAGGCTTTGTTACCAAGATTGTTACAGCTATCAAAGAAGACGCAGCAACCATGACGCCTGTAGATACATCTTTTCTTGCCAACAGCGCATACAGCAAAACATGGCGCATTACTAGCGGATGGCAAGCGGCTGTTGGATATGGGGCTGAATATGCTGAGTTTGTGCACGAAGCGCCTGGCACGTTGCTAGGCACTGGGCTTGCATGGCTACCAGACGCCGAGCCTCAGTTTTTAGCCAAGGCCGTGAAAAACGTATTAAGCGAAGACCTGCAAGCGATTATAGACAGCGAATACAGGATATAGAATGAGCCTTACATTACTCAACAGGGTGCGCGGGTTACTGGACGACAACAATCTGCTAGATGGTTACGCTGTGCGGTACTTCCGGTGGACGGACGCGGACATTGCAGGCAATACGCCGCTTATTTTGTTCAGGCAAACGGGCAGTGGTGAATCCAACGAGCTGGTGCAGAATACAACTGTAAGCATCGTTCTGCTTGCAACGCCAACAACCGTCGTCACCGCCGATGCTCGGATGCAAACAATTCTACGCACGATTAGGCTATCCGGTAGCGAGACGGGATCTGTTCGCTTTGATCCATCAGGCACAGTCGTCGGGCCGTCTTATCTTGAGAACGGCAGGCCAGTTTTTTCGCTTGATGTTGTTGTGTTTACGCAAGACCAATAATCCACTGACGGGAGAATTAAGATGATGCACACACCGGAAAACACCCCAATATGCGAAGTTATCGTTGATGGCGTAAAGGTTGACTATTGCAGAGCAGTAGATTCAACAAATGGCAAATATCATATTCTCGTTAGGGACGAGAGCGGCTTGTTTTGTGTACAAGGAGATTGCGTTAAGGAAAATACACTTAATGCAACTGCAAGCATTGTTCTTAAGTTCGTTAACGGCGATACATTTAAAGCATGGAGCGCTCCGTAATGCCACAAAACTCAAAGCGCACCACGTTTACATTTAACGGTCAAGTTATCGGCGGCGTAGAAACTCACTCGTTGCTTGAGGGTCAGGTGCGCGAGTCAACATTTAGGCCGCTTGATGGCACCGCGCCTGTATCGCACCCTAACCCGCCAGATTTTGGTCAATGCGTTCTAAATCTTTATTATGACGCAAACGACGCAGGCCAATCGGCGCTAAGGCTGAGCCTTGCAACGGCCACGAAGCAGTCAATGGTTATAACGGACGAGGATGGAAACACGGACACGTTTAGCGCATTCTGCCTTGTGTTTCCTAGGCGGGGCAGCAAGGGCGGCAATAATCCTATTACTACAAGTCAAGTTTTAATTCGCGTTGATGGCGCGATAACGTAGGGGTGGCACAGTCAGCCCACTACTAGAATTATTATTGAATGAATGGTATAATTGGAATGTAAACTAATGCCGCGCTGCGGCTAGGAGATTCACATGAGTAATGCACAAACTGCGGCGGGCGTAGCGTTTTTTATCGGTGCTGCGGCACCTGCAACGTATAACAAAGCCGGTTATGAGGCTGTGACTTGGACAAGAGTCGGAGAGATTAGTAACATCGGCGGAGATATTGGCAAGATGTTTAACTTGGCGACATTTGCCTTGCTTGAACAGCGCGGCATCGTCAAGCGCAAAGGCGGATACAACAACGGTTCAGTCACCGTTGAGTATGCGTACTACCGCACAGACGCAGGACAAGAAGACTTAATCGCAGCAGAAGAAATTGATACACCTCTGCCGTTTAAAATATCTTTGACCGACGCCAACACTACCCAGATTTATTACATGGGCATCGTGATGGGCACCCCGATTAGCATCGGCGGATCTGAGGACTTCTTGACTAGCTCAGTAAATATTGAGATTGATTCTGTATCTGACGTTCTGGAAGAAAACGCGCCGTCTTAATGAGTTCGCAGTATGAACCGTCGCGGGTGGCCCTGTCAGCGCTCGCGACGTTAATTAACTGACGGGAACCACTGACACGGGAAACACTGACATGGCAGCATTTAATTTAGCAAAGATTGACCTAGCGGCAGAATCTGAAGCCGGAACATGGGTACATTTTACCGACATGCGCACAGGAAAGCCGATATACGCGGATGGTGACGAGACAAAGCCGGTGCGCGTGCATCAGCTAGGCCCACTATCCAAGGCGGCACAAGAAACAAGCCTTGTGATTCAGAAAGAGCAAGGCTTTCGCGAGGCCGAGCGCGACGTGTACGAAGGCGACAAACTTGTTACTAAGGGAGTCAGCACCGAGGACGAGATCAACCAGGACAACGCAAGAATGCTGGCCGCAGTATCTACCAAGTGGGAGAATTGCGCATACAACGGCAAGGAGAAGTTTAGCAAGGCGTTGATTAAAGAGTTTTACAGCGAAGTTAGTTGGGCGCGAAATCAAGCATTGTCAAGGTTTTTTAATCTTGAAAATTTTATGCAAGGGCCAGAAAGCAGCTAGAACTTTACTGCCGTCATGCGGCATGGCTCTCTACGCCCGTTATACAAAAGCAGCGCAAGGGAAGGACTCCCCTGCCACAGAGAACGCGTTACGAGAGCGCTATTGGTGACAAGCCAGAATTAGTGCCGGTAAGTTATGGAACGCACCTTATAAAATGGTTATGGCAATGCGGTCCGATAATGCCCTCAGGTGAGCCGGTAACGTGGGCAGAGATAGATAGCTATGCTAAGCGCACCAACTGCGCAATGACAACGTGGGACGCCGTAACAATGCGTTCCATGTCAGAGCACTACGCAACGATGCGAAGGCAAGCAAGCGATCCACAATGCCCCGCGCCGTGGCTAACGATCAAGACAGATAGCAGCGTTTTAAGTCAGCACATATTAACAACGTTCCGCTCCATTACTAAAAAAGGATAGCATAGTGGCATTGGATTTAGGGTCATTATTCTTTGGGGTCAAGGTTGATACTGACGATCTAAAAAAAGCCGAAGCTAGTATGGATCAGTTTGGTTCTGGCGCGCGCACGGCTGAGAAGGATGTGGACGCGCTAGGGCGCGGCACTAAAGACGCGACCGGCAAGATGAGCACGGGCTTTGGTTCTGCCAAGACCGCCATCGTCGGTATGATAGGCGCATACGCTGGCTTTGCCGCAGCCAAGTCCGCGCTTACTGGCGTTATATCCACCACTGCCGAATTCTCAAAATCAATCTCCAACCTGTCCGCTATCACAGGCGCGACAGGTAAAGACCTTCAATTTTATTCCGATCAAGCCAAGGAAATTGGCCGCACAACATCACTGAGCGCGTCCCAGGCTGCCGAGGCGTTTAAGCTAATAGCATCGGCCAAGCCTGATCTATTGTCGTCTGCTGCATCACTAGCTGCCGTTACCAAAGAGGCCGTTACGCTTGCTGAGGCCGCATCAATTAGTTTACCGGAAGCTGCGAACGCTTTGGGTAACTCGCTTAACCAATTCTCAGCCGGTGCGGATCAGGCTAGCAGGTTTATAAACGTCCTTGCTGCCGGTGCTAAATTCGGTGCATCATCTATTGCCGATACGTCAATGGCTCTTAAAGCTTCAGGCGCGGCGGCAAATGCGGCGGGCCTATCTTTTGAGGCTACCAATGCGGGCATCCAAGCCTTGGCGGCAGGCGGCATACGCGCAGCAGAGGCCGGAACAGGTCTTAGAAACGTGCTGCTTATTCTTGAGCAGGAAGCAGACGAAAACCTAAGGCCATCAGTGGTCGGTCTAGGCGCTGCAATTCAAAATCTCAGCGATAAAAATCTCACTCTGACAGAAACTACTGATATGTTTGGCCGTGAAAGTGCAATTGCTGCGCTGACTTTGGTTGAGCAGTCAGGCGCGCTTGGCGGGCTGATAGAAAACCTCACAGGCACCAGCACCGCAACTGAGCAGGCTGCAACAAATCTCGACAACTTGGCAGGCGATGTGCTTGCAAGCAAGAGCGCTTTTGAGGCTTTGCAAATAGCCGTTGGCGAGCGGTTTGAGCCTTCGCTGAGGTCAGCTACTAGGAGCGCAGCAGAGTTTTCTAGTTCGTTAGCAGAGTTTGTTGGTTCCGAGGATTTTTCTGACTTTATCTCAAATGCCAGTGATTTAGTAAAAGCACTGGGAGTAACGATAACGGGCTTTGCAACTATTCAGCTTGTTAGATTTATTGCCAATACAAAGTTAGCAACCCTTGCGCAGGCTGCGTTTAATCGAGTCGCGCTGCTTAATCCTTATGTTGCCGTTGCTGTGGGTGTCACCGCACTAACATTTGGATTAATGAAATACACAAGAGAACAAAAGAAAGCATCGGCAGCGCTGAATGAGTATATCAGGGGAGTGGATCGATTTGACCCACTAATGCAGGCCGCGATAAATGGATCTAAAGCAAAAAAACAGGCTCTCGATGTAGAGGCTCAGGCTCTCGCTGTTGCAACTGAAGAAACAATATCACTGGCTGAGGCTACGGTGCAGCTATCGGATGATGTTGAAGAAGTAACGATGTCTTACGAGGAGCTAAACGCAACCTCACTTGAGGTGCTGCGAACTTTATCTCTTGAGCGCGAAGCATTGACTTTGAGCAGCTTGCAACTTGAAATCAGAAATAATCTGTTTAAAGCAGGCGTCGATGCAACGTCGGATTTAGGCCGCCAGATTGTTGCCGCAACTACCGATCTGCACCGTGAGGCGGATGCACTGGCCGCCGTTGGTGCGGCAGCAAAACAGGCTGAAAAAGATAACGAGGTAGCGCAAGCTAACATAGCGAGAGCGTCCTCCGATGCAGCCCGCAGTATGCAAGAAAACCAAGCCCGCACCCACGAGTATATGACTGTCTCACTGATTGATATTGCAGAGAACGGCGGCAATGCGTTTGACAATATAGCGAAGTCGTTTGAAACGATGGTCAAGCGAATGTGGGGTGAGTGGGCGGCTTCGGGTTTGATGAAACTGTTCGGACTGGGCGGTGGCGGGTTCAATATGCCTTCGTTTGGTGGCGGTGGAGGTGGCTCCATGGCAGCAAGCGCGGCCACTAGCGGCGCGGCCAACGCTGTTGCGTCAGGTATAGCGCCTTCTTTAATAGGCGGCACAGGCGGCACTATTCTGGCGGCAGGAGGGCAGTTTCTAGGAGGACTAACCGGAACCGCTGTAGGCGCTGGATCTGCTATTGTAGGCGCGCCCACGGCGGCGGCTGCGGCCGGAGCAGGCACAGGGTCAACCATAGCGGCCTTGGCAACTAATCCTGTTACCATAGGCGTTGCGGCAGCACTCGGGGCAGCGTACCTTTTACAGACCAAGCCAACACCATCAGGCAACGCAGGATTGCTCATACACGACGCGCCTGGCGCACCTGCAAATCAAAAGTTTGCCGTCGCCCCTTTCGCTTCCGGTTTTGCACCAATCGGTTTCGCAAGGCGCGAGGATCAAAGTTCTGCGGCTGCTGTGATTGATGTTTTCCGTCAATACGACTCAGTGTTAACTAACCTTGCAAGCTCCGTGGGTGTTAGCGTTAACTACAGCAACAATCCGTTTGGCGGCTTTGATGAAAACGGGCAGGGTAATGGCTTGTTCTTGGGTCAAGCCAGCGAGTCGGGCAATCCTGTTGGTGCAGGTATTGACCATCAACTAACTCAGTTTGTCGGCCAGTGGATTGACGCGCTAGGCAATCAAATCACGGACGAGGAAAAAAGAATAATTAAATCTGCCGGTTCTGCCGATCAAATGATTGCTGCAGCGCAAGGACTGGTCAACAACGGCATAAACGGCTCACACGCAAACGGTCTAAACCGCGTACCGTTCGACGGCTATATTGCTGAGCTGCACCAAGGGGAGCGCGTGCTGACAGGAGCAGAAGCAAGCGCTATGGATTCTGGAATGAATAGTG